TTTCAATACTCTTTTGTGTTAATGGATTTATAAGCTCAAATAATAACTCTCTAACGCCTGAACCAATTTTAGGTTGAAAGACTCTTTCATATAGACCAGTTAGTATGAGATTTCTAACAGAACGTTTAACCGCATCAGCATCTTTCAACGGTAAAAGATCTCCAGATACGGGATGAGGTATAAAGTCTAAGTCTAAATCTTTATATTTCTTAACTACAGGCATGAGTATATTAACCTTTTGGTATATCCAAGAGTTATTTATACCACTTTGGCCAAGATGTTCTTAAGTGTTAATGCTGTTTGTATTATTACTTCTGAAGATGGTGTTCTCTCTGGATCATATACATCCACCAATGCTTCATTGAATTCTTTGGAATTCAATATCTCGCCAAACCTATTTACAGCTTCTTCTAACCTTTCACTATAATCAAGAAACTCTTCTACTGCTTCTAAATGAACTACTGTTTCTCCCTTAGCGTTCTTTTCTACTATCGGCCCTGACAATTTCATAATATTCCATATACTTAATTTTAGTTGTAGTAAAATGCAAGTAACCACATTATTACTATACTAGTATATAGGCCCGATAAAAATAATATAATATTAGTGGCTTTAGCTTTCCACAGTAAACCAATACAAAGAATAGCAAACATCTTAACTAAAATTAGTCCCGGAATCACACCAAGCTCCACCATAACATATTTAACTAGCGGATTACCCTCTGCGCCTATTCCAAATGTATTGACACCAAAACCTGTTAGAGTAGCATCAGCCACTTGAAGTGTAATTAAGAAGACCGCAAGTTTACTAGAAAGCTTCATGTCTAACATCCGCTGAAAGTATTAATTGATGATATGAACCGATACGTAAAAACATCTGTGTTGGATATTCAGCTCCTGGTTTACTCCAACGGTAATGATCTCTACCTCCGTTGCCATTACCTTTATAAACACCAGCTTCAAGTATTCGTGTTCCTGGTGTATGTACTGGCCTTGTAACTTCCCATTCTACTATTCTACCATCTTTGTGTTTATATTTGATAGTTACTGTCTCTAGTGCTCCAGTAGGAAGTGCTTCTACTAAGAAATGAGGAACACCCAAAGTCAAACTTAAAGTAACTGCATTACCATCACTATCTGATATTGGTTTCCATAAATCTCCTGTGTGTTCTTCCCAAACAAAACCTTCTTTTGGTGTAAATGGTTCTGCCACCAGATTATCTTTATTATCAGCAGTGTTAATATGAGTACAAGGTAGTGGTATTGCAGGCAGAGGAGGTCCTATAGGAGAACTTCCAGCCGTCATAGCAAATTTAACATTAGCTTCAACAACAGGAGTTACCATATGAATTTGTGGAGCGGTTGTATGTATACCACCACCAGCAGTTAAACATATATCTCCGCCAGCGTCTAATAAAATATTGCCGACGACTTTTGTTTCTAAATTACCTTCAACGGCAAGAAACACGTTACCCTTTACTAATACTCTAACATCACCCTCAATAACAGTATATGAATTCTTCTTTATTCTATTATTAGAATCACCTTTAACAATAGTATTATGGTTGCCACCAGCATCTTGATTCATGTCGCCGCCGGATTTTAGATTCATCTCTGCGCCAGCATTGATTCTAAAGGCTTGGGCAGCACTAAAATTAGCAAAACTCTTTGTTGCAAAATTATGTTCTTCTACTACAAAATGAAAGCCTTTTTTTACTACTTTGTTTACTTGCGTACCGTCAGGATGTATTTCATTGAATGTTCCAGATCTATGATACGAATGTAATCTTTCTGCGCCAGGAGTATCATCTATTTCTTGATAATGGCCAGCTTCACTTTCATATACGTGATTAAAAGGATACTTGGCTGCGTATGGTGTTTCTGGTTCACCAAACGCTTCTGCTTCTGCTCCCTGATCACTACCTACACCCAATGCTTCATGAGCGGCAGCATCACCAGTTTGAAGATCACCTTTCTTTTTTGCAACTATAGTTTCTTCAATCTTTTCGTTTCTTGATATTCTTGGTGTAGTAGGTTCATTTAAAAATGGCTCTAATGGATACCTACTCATCGGATAAGATATGGTAGTAACTTCTCCACCAGAAAAAATATCGTCGCTGCCTGCTCCCGTTCCGGGAATACCATCACCATCAGGATCACTTATTTGAAGTGCGTCAACGGCATCATATTTTCCATCACGATTTACGTCCCACTTATATAATGCTGGATCATAGTCTTGCGTTAATTCACCAAACGCAACGTTTTCTCCAGGCAACTTATTCGGGTCATCAAATCTACCTAACCCAACTACAGCTTCTCCCTCTTCACCTTCTTCAGCTTCAATAATAGGAGAAAACTCAGGAGGTCTTGGTTGTAGAGTGCTTAATAATTCTTCTTCTGGAGTTGGATCGTGATATCCTTTTTCGGGGTCTGCTTTATCTTCGGGAATTCCTGGAGTGAAACCACACACAATTGGTTGTTGTGCTTCAGAACCGTCCATGAAGAAACCCCACGTCCAATCACCCTCGCGCAACCCTACAGGACTTCTTCCGTTATCAATAGGTAGACTTGGTAGAGCCCAAGGAAGTGCCTCAGTCGGCATCTGTGTTTTATCTTGAGTGTGCCAGCCGAATATTCTGATTTTACAACGGCCAAGAAACAATGGGTCTTTGCGGTCTTCGACAACGCCTTTCCACCATATCATTTCTTTTCCGAACCAATTACTTTCCATAAATCTCTACATATGTTTTATCAATCATAGAGATATTTAGTTCAGTTTTAGAAACCTATATTACCTTACGATGATATAATAAATGACGTAGAACCAGCCAAACAGTCCATGAACTATAGCCCAAATTAAAGACTTATGAAGACTCCATGAAATAATCATTGCTAGTGCTTCACCTACACCACATTTAAAAACAACTTTCACTTCGTCTTCTGACACTCTAAACCTCATGCCCGTTATGCTCTATGATTGTATCTACCACTTCTGTCCACTCTCTATAAAGATCTCGTTTAAGTTTAGCTCTCTTAGCAGCTTCTAAAATTTTAGTTTCTTTCTTGTTTCTGAATAATGATATAATCATCTCTTCATCTAATGAGAAACCTACTCCACGCTCAAGAATATTACCAACTGCTCGACTATTGAGATTCAATTGATAATGGAGATCTTCCCAATCAGGATAAACTTCTTTACACTTAGCAACAAACGATTCAGGGTATTTAAACATAATATATTTCCTTTAACTATCAAACCAAAAAACTATTCTACCTTGCGTATCTGGATCAGTTCTCTCAGCAGAATATAACATACCAATCAAAGCATTAAGACTAGTATATTCAAAATTACCAAAATTTATATTGAACAGGTCTATAGGGTCTGGACAATCATCAAGCTTTTTAAGAAGAGGTTTAACTTTCTTCTTTGTCATATCATATTGGGAGTAATTAAATTCGATCTGCTCTCTTAGATAGATCTGTCTAACGTGAAATAATTCTTTTGTGGTCAACCACGAATGAGAATGATAATCTGGATGCATGATCTCTTCTCTTTTTCTGTTTTCTGGATCTGCATCTTGTAATACTTTGATTGAATAACATAAACAGGTTTTCCAATTTTCTGCTATACTCTTTGCAACAAAAGACTGTCCAAAATCCGACGAACCTGATTCTTTTAATTCTTCATCGGGTATTACTATTAGTTTATATTTGTAACTAGCATCAAATCCAGGAGCTGGATCATCGGGTAAACCTCTTGGTGAATAACCAAATGGAGAAGCACCTCTTACTTGAGCCATTATACTAAACAGCTCGTAATTTCTACCAACATGAAATTCAGAACAAGCGGAATGAATCCAAACAGATTTTTCTGGTATACTTTCTAGTTGGTCTTTCTTAGAGTACCACTCAGGATATATGTGAATATCGCAACCCATATTATAATAATACCAGATTAATCATATACTGTCAACATAAAAAAACTTTTCATTAGAGTAGGCGCGTACAGTCGCCTCGTGTTATTTTCTCGTCTTCCAACGCTACCTTATAAGCCGCCGGGCCCGGGAGTTTAACCCGGAACCCTTACACCAGAATCCGCTCTCTGTCCTCAACACGGACAGTGCGGTGTTCTTTAGCCGCTCTTTCGTTGAGCTAGCCCGGCATAATTTTAAACCTTATAAGCTCTCTAATTACTGATACTTCCAAGTTCTTGTCTCATAATCATATGACGTTTTGAAATATATAGCTGCCGACTTAGCAAACTTTTTCCAACACGTACCACTAGCAGATCCAACAGCTTGTCTTGGACCTCTATACTTAACATAAAACTTTGAATTCGGAAACGTCTCTTTCAATATCTCTTTAACCTTGTCTAGTACCTCAAGCGGAACGTTCTTAACAATACTTGATTCATTCTCTGGACTTTTAACCAGCTTCAATGCTTCATTATACTTCTTATTCAATAAACTAAATTCAATTTTCATTCTCATTACCTCTTATTCTTATTGTCTATACTTATAGTATACCATAGATCCAATGCTCTTGTCAATAC